TATTCAGGCCAGACAGGATTACCCGATTCAAGAATCGCAGGAAAAGAAATTTGTTTCCACGTATCGGCTTTCGGTTCAGCTTGAGCTCTAAGCAAGCGGCCTGTTAAATCATTCTCGGCCCAACGCGTCATAACCAAAACAATCGAACCTCCAGGTTGCAAACGTTGTCGTGGTCCTGATGTATACCACTCATAAGCACGGTCCATGGCCCCCTCGGAGTACGAATCCTGCTCCGTGTGGGGATCATCAATAATCATGAGATCCGCTCCACGTCCAGTAATTGCACCTCCTACGCCGGCAGCGAAGTATTCGCCACCATGATTGGTCTCCCACTTGCCCTTGGCCTTGGCGTCTTCTCGTAGTCTAACGTCTCCAAAGATTTGTGCATACTCTGGAGAAGCTAATAAATTTCTAACTTTACTTCCAAACCGTGTTGCGAGTTCCGTGTTGTGCGATATTTGCATCAATTTCATTTTAGGGTTTCGACCTATCAGCCAAGCTGGAAAGTGAATAGAAGCAAATTCTGATTTTGTATGTCGAGGAGGCATATTAACAATAAGCCGACCTTTTCTTTCTTCAGAAATCTTGGTAAATTCATTAGCAATAATTTGGTGGTGCCCCCATTCCGAAGGTTTAGTAGCCTTACGGTAAATAAATTCTGGCCAGACTTCCCGTACAAAGTACATAAAGTTGTCTTGGCAAAGCTTAATATGCTCGATCCACGTCTTTTCGACTCTGTTTCTTAGTTGGTCAACTGTTAATAAATCAAGGTTCATAAGGTTAAAATTTTCCAAAATTTTTTTAGAAGGAGTCCCATATCGTTTAGACCCATTATACATGTGTGTTTCTCGGTTTAAAGATCGCCGACGTCATACAACTCGAAGTTGCAACGCGACACCTCATGTTGTGGGTTGTGCTTTATGTTCTACTAGATGTTGGTACCTCTATCAAGTAGATCAGGCACGAAACAGCAGGATTCTGTTCGAGCTGGTGCAGGTGGTGGTGGTGGTGGTGGTTATTGTTGTTGGTAATGCTAAACAATTCAACTAACAGCCACGAGCTGCCGTACCGGCATGGTGTTTAATGTTTAATAATTAAATGATTGTTGAACGTTGAACGTGGAACGTGGCGAGTACCGGGTACCGGGTGCATGGTGTTTAATGTTTAATAATTAAATGATTGTTGAACGTGGAACGTGGAACGTGGCGTCATTAGACGCCACGTTTATTTAGTTATTATTCTTTAATGATTTCTTTAAGAACTGGCTTAAGATTATTTATAATCTTATCCCTTAACACTTCAACAACTGGATCGTTGGGATATTCCAACAATACTTCCTCGATTGCACTTTCAACCATTTTATAAAGTAACTGATAATTAATTTTTTTTTCAATTATCGGTCTATTGGTTGGTCGCTCAACTTGGTTGCCGAGTGTGTTAGTTAGTTCAGTTCCTAATAGTGTGATTAAATTATTTCTTGGCATCAACTACCTTAAAACTAACTTTGATTTCTGTACTTTCACTATCAATAAGATATTGAGCATACAGTTTAGGATTAGTCTCTTTGAATTTAGCCATATCAAATCTTTTTGATTGTCTATTTATTCTTTGAGCATAACCCTCATAACCATTATCCATACCAATTAAAACAATTGCGTTTTGTTTTTCAAAGTATGGAAGTATCTCCTCTTTAATCAAACTACTTTGTTTAGTTAAAGATTTAATACTATCTTTGATTAATCCATAGTTAAGAATAGTAGTCTTTACTTTTTTGTCTATTCTTAATCTTTGGATTTGTTGTGCTTTTTGTTTAGCCATAACTTATCCTTTCAGTTAATTGTTAGACTAACCCTATAAATCATAATCCCATATTAATATCAAGAAAAAAGATTGTTTTATTCACACAACTCCCGGTTGTATCAAGATTTAGTTCCCACCCCCCTTCAGCTATCCTTAATGTTTAATTTAAAACACACAACTCGTTGCTCGTGCGAGACGTAGAGGGCAGAGAATCAGCTGCCATGCACTCTGTTTAATTTAAAACACACAACTCGTTGCTCGTGCGAGACGAGCAACGCTTGAGTGTGTCCTAATATAACCCGTTGCAACCACAATGTATTAGGTCTTGTTTCTCGTTGGAAAGCACACCCAAGCAATCCCACCTTAATACGATAGCAAATGAATTGCAAGAACTAAATTTTCCAGACTCTGACGCCGGTGCTGGGGACTCCGGTATTCTGTTTAAAAATTCAACGAAACCCGAGACGCTAGAGGCGAGACGAGACATGCGCGAAGACTGATCCGAATAACTCCGTCGCTTCGCGCAATGCAACGTTGCGTCCAAAATATAAGATATCGTGGGATAGATGTCAACCCTAAAATTCACGATCCGGCAGAGCTTCCAGCCGGACGCCCTGCTGTTTAAAAATTCAACGAAACCCGAGACGCTAGACGTGCAACGTGCAAACGGTCAAGCGACAGAGTGTATACATTTTTCACTAACCGTCGCTAGTCGATCGCTTGACCCCAGATCCAAGCCCCCAATTACAATCGGTCTAGTACAAATCTTTGCTAGACACACTAGAGCAATCCGCCTTGGATCAGGGCTCAAGTTTGGTCAAGCGTGTCCTACTATAACCCGCGATCGCCACAACGTAGTAGGTCTTGTTTCTCGTTGGAAACACACTTGACCCCAGATCCAATAAAGCGGTGCGCATTATACGACTTACATATTGGATCAGGGCTCAAGTTTATTCTTAACGATTAGCCACCAACTTTTCACATTCTTCTAGAGTATGTTTGTTGCTTTCAAAGGATTTGTCCCTTTCAATGTGCAGTCCGAAGGGAGGCACCTTTAAATTTTCAAGTTCATCCATTGAAATTCCCCCAAGATCCCAATCCGAGAGCTTCGCCCCACCGAACGCCATATTGTTTTCAGGATTTAATTCTGTAAGAAACCAAAACCCTAGACCCGTAGGATTGAACAACTTCACAACGACCTTGTGACGTTTCTCCCCCTCTGCCTCTTCATTCTCTTTGAAGTTTTTGATTAATCTTTCTTTGATCGCTTTTGTAAGTAATAACATTTTCTTCATGTCC